GAGGCTGAGCTTCCGCCGGCGTCGAGCAAGTCCGGTGAAGTAGTTCACCCGAGTCGTCGTGTTCGGCACGGAGTTCGTTGGGCTGTTTGTCATGGGTGTGTCTTGGAAATCCAGTTGAGTCCTGCCGCCGCCTCGGGGAGACCGAACGACCGCGAGTAGGCCGACTCGAACCTCTCCATCTCCCTGGCGATGTCCCTGTCCTTCCTCGCCTGGATCATGTTGTCCACGTCCACCGAGACCGCCTTCGACCAGTAGCCGACGGCCATGCTGAGGGCGTCGAGGCGGTCGTCGTGGCGGAGGCTCCCGCGGTCCTTGGTGACCCGGGTGAGCTGGTAGAAGAGCATGTAGGCAAGCTGCTTCTCCGGGGGCAGTCCCTTGGTTGACTCGTAGTCGGCACGGACGACCGCCGGCTGAACGACCAGGCGGTGCTGGTTGAGGACGGGCTCGAGCGTGTCGATGATGCGCCGCTCCTTCTGGGTCGAGTGGCGGACCTCCTCGGTGGTGCAGGGCCACGCCTCGCGGAGGTACGGGGTGAGCAGCTGCGTGAACATGCCGTCCCCGAAGTTGCTCTCGACGATGATCCGGTTGACCTTCTGGTCCCTTGCGATCCTGGCGAGGCTCCGTAGGTTCTCCGGGGTGTAGCCGCCGCGCAGGCCGCCTGCCGCCGTGAGGTGCATCCACCCGTTGAGCATCTTCACGACCGCGTAGCCGGTCTCGTCCTCGCCTCGCCCCGAGGGGTCGATTGCCATGACGCTCCCCGTGTAGGCGAGGAACTTGTCGGAGATGCTCTGCGGTCGGTGGAAGCGGTCACCCTTGAACCCGACCGCGGGGATGTCCTGCTCCGCGGTGTCCGCCATGCCGCCCCAGGCGATCCGCTCGGGAGCCTGCTCGGAGTCGCCTCCGTATGCGATGAGGTCGCGCAGGCGGAGCGGGTACCTGTCGGCGTCGCTCAACGAGGTGTTGAGCATGAACTGGAGCTGGAAGCCGCTCCGTCCGTAGGACAGGGCTCGCTCCTGGAGGTCCTCCTTGGAGAACCTCATGGGATCCGTGGGCTCCCCGGCGACCTGTTCCGACCATGCCTCGAGGATGCTCGGCGCGAGACGTTCGCCGTAGACGGCGAGTTCCTGCTCGGTCGGGTACAGCGCAGGCCACACGCGAACCTCGTAGCCGCGCTCGATGAGGGCGTGGTAGATCGACTCCTCGGTCTGCGGGGTGCCGAGGAACGTCACCCTGCCCCCCGGCTTGATGATCGCATCGACCTCCTTGATGCGCTCCCGCAGCTGCTCCCGCATGGTCGCCGTGGCGGAGTTGTTGGCGACCTCGACGTCGTCGAGGATGACCTCGTCCGCTCGGCTTCCCGTGAGCTGCCCGGTGATGCCGAGGCTCTTGACGCTCGGGGCGTGGCTCGGGGGTGCCGGTGCCACGTCGAAGGCGATGGAGGAGTTCCTCTGGTTGTCCCGGGGCATCAAGTGCTGGTACATCGGGACGGCAGACATCAGCTTCTTGCAGAAGTTCGTGAACTCGTCCGCGCGGATCTTCGACGCCGAGACGACGAGGAACTGCTTGGACGGGTCGAGCAGGAGGTTGTGCATCACGTATGCGGACGTGATCCACGACTTCCCTACCCCGCGGAACGCCATCAGCACCCTGCGCCTCGGCCCCGCCTGGAGCCAGTCGGCCATCTCGTACTGAACCTTGGTCGGCTCGGGGAGGCCGATGGACTTCCAGGTCAGGTACAGGGCATTGCGGAAGTCCCGCAGGCGGGGGTCGATCTCCTGCACTCAGGTCCCGAACTTCCGTTCCACCTCGGCGTCGAAGGGGAGGTCCTGCGCGAGGCGGAGGATCGGGGCTCCCTGGATGGCCGCGTGGTCGATGCAGTTGTCCCGGAGGAGCTGACGGGCGACGTTGAGGTCGCTCGGGCTTGCCTCGCCGCTTCGGATCCTGCGGATGAGCTCCTCGCAGAGGAGCCCGTGCAGGCTCTTCAGGGACTCCTTGGTCTCGTCAGCCATTGGCGATGATGACGGTCAGGGCGGCGTTCGCGCCGTTGGTGAGGGCGGTGGAGGTGCAGACGCGCATGATCGGCATCGTCTGGATGACCTGGGCGGTCGTGACGTAGCCGCCGGTCGCGGCACCGAAGGTCGGGGTGACGCCGAGCGGCTTGGTCAGGGCGGAGGACGAGGTCGTGTACAGGACGACCCAATCGACGCCGTCGAGCGATCCCTGGATCTCGATGGTGCAGGAACCGCTCGGGTTGGTCGCGCTCGTCTGCTTCATCTCGATGAGGGCAACGCCGACCGAATCGACGATGGGGCGGTACTGGACGGTGGATCCGGTGATGGCGGAGGACATCGCCTGCGCGTTCAGGAGGTAGTTGGTCTGCATGTTCTTACTTGTTGAGGAAGTTCAGGAGGAGGGACACCCCGGCCGACACCGCACCCGCGATGCCGATCATGATGGACTTCATGTGCTCGAGCTGACGGACACGCCCGTCGATCTCCTTGATCTCCTGCTGCTGCTGCTGCCGCATCTGGAGGAGGGAGTCGAGCTTGCCCTCGAGCCTGCCGATGGCAAGCATCACGTCGTGGTCTTGGGCCATCACGAACCGCCCTCGAGTGCGGCGACCCGCTGCTGCAACGATTGGATTGCCGAGATCAGCACCGAGACGATCTTCGAGTAATCGACGGTCAGGGTGCCGTCGTTGTTCGTCCCGACCACCTCTGGCAGAACCGCCTGCACCTCCTGTGCGATGAGGCCGACCTCGCGCTGAGACCCGAACCGAGCCGTGTCGATCCAGTTGAAGCGCACGGGGCGGAGGGCTGAGACGATCACGGGACCGTCGGCGATGTTCTCGACGGACTCCTTGAGGGTCTGGTCGGAGGACGAGTTCGTAAGGATGCCGTTGCCGTCGCTGTAGACGGCCCGGTTGCCGGTGCCGGAGAGCGCGGTGATGCGCCCAGACGTGAAGATCGCTCCGCCTAGGTACGTGACCAAGGACACGCGAGAGGCGGGGCTGCTGCTCGAGTCCCAGACTTCGTAGGCGTTCCCGGATGTCGCCTGTGCTCGGATCGTGCCGGTCGGGGAGAGGTCGCAGGCTGCACCGGAGGTGCCGATGGTTCCCGCACCGGATTTGATCGTGGAGCTAACGGTTGCAGAACCCGTCACCTCAAGAGCCACCGTTGGCGTCGCCGTTCCGATGCCGACGCGGTTGTTCGTGGCGTCCACCACTAGCGTGGTGGTATCGACGGTCAGATTGCCGCTGACGGATGCTGCCGAGAAGGCCGCTGCGGCAGAGAACGTCTTTGTCCCGGTGATCGTCTGCGTGGTGTCTGTGGTGACCGCATTGGTCACCTGAGCAGCCGTGTAGTCCCCGGTCTGCTGAGTGACCGCTCCGGTACGCCCGAACACGGACGTGACCGCGCCGGTGACGCTGGTGCTGACGTCGTCCGCACGGTCTCGAGCCTCCTGCGCCGCGTACAGGGCGTTGAGGCTCGACTCGTCGAGGTCGCTTGCGGTGAGCACGTCGCCGTCGTTGAAGTTGATGATCCGCTGCGACTCGATGACCGGGGTTTCCCGGGCGATCTTGACGGTGTTCCCGGCCGAGGCTCCGGAACTGAGCGTGACGGTCGGGCTCGACAGGGAGCCGCTCACGGTCGCCGAGACGAGGTTCCCGTTGACATACGCCTTGATGTGCGAGTCACGGAGGGCTGCGCCCCCGGTGAACGTGATCGGTCCGAAGGCGGTCTGCCCTGCGGTCGCCGTGTAGGTGACGTAGGAGTATGGCATTGGTTCAGCGGAGCATCTGCGCCTTCACCTCACGACTGTGGGCGACGGCTTGTGCGAGTTCGGGGGATTCCAGCATGAGCTGCTGCATCGCAGCCCGTCGGTAATTGGAGACGTGGCCTCGGACGAGCTTGACGCGAGGACTCTCGAAGTCGTCCTGCCCCATCTGGGGGAGTCCTTGGTAGAACGGGCTGCGGATGAGCGACGACAGCTGGTCGCGCACGGTCCGACCGCCGAGCCTCGTCTGCCCGGTGAGTTCCTGGAGACGGTCGTATGCGGACTGACCGCTCTTGAGCCGGATCGCCTTGAGGTCGATGCCTCCGGGAAGCGTCCGCCTCGGCGAACCGACGGAGATGAGCGACTGCGCGAGCTCCCGCTTCAGGGGATCCTTGGTCGCCCTGCTCCCGGACACCGGCAGGAACATGCTCCACCAGGTCTCGTTGCCCTTGATCGGGTCGCCGAGCGGGTCGCGCACCTTGTCCACGGAGTCGCCGTAGAACGGGAGACGCGCCTGGATGGCGTCGGTCATCGAGCGGATCTCGCGGATGTCGTTGTCCATGAGATACGTCTCGGACTGCGCGAGGAAGTTTGGGACGAGTGCGCCGGCGTACTGACGCTTGAGCTTGTTCTGATCCGCCTCGTCGCCCGTGAGCGCACCGAGGGCGGTCATGATGCCT